ATTCTATGTGCTCAACTTTAAGCGAAATCATTGGGCGCACGTTTGGGTTGTAGGGGATTCGGCAAATACCTATTCCGCCGGATGCCCCCAGTTGGATGGGTAACCAGCCAGATTGTGAGTACTTTCTACCCCAATTCTGAAGCTTAACCTCAAAACTGCTCACCTCTTTAGTTGCACCCAAGTGTACTTTGCATTCTACGATGTCTGTTTCAGGAACAAAGATGTTGCCAAATACAACGATTGGTTTAGGCACATTGATGACTTGCTCGGTGCTAAAGGAGGATAAGCCCACCCAGTGGAACGCTGCATTAACTGTTACGTCATCTCCCGGGTACCAGACATAGGGGTTATCGCTTATTCCTTGACCCCAACCATCAAAACTATACCCAGATTGAGGAAACGCTTCAATGTTTATCTGGTCCTCAGGGTTGAAATTGAATGTAGCTGGGAAGCTAGCGAATACTTCAGATGTTTGTTGACCAACGTTAATAGCGATAACGTGGTTACATTCGGCTGGATTAGCATTGATCGTTAAGGTTTTCTGGCCTGAACCGCCGGATTGGCCTTGGCCTGAGTATAAGTTTAGAAGGACAGTGACTTGTTGTTGTGTGTCTGCTGTTAAGCCGCCTATCCCAGTGTCTGTGGCGCTCCAGTATTCTGCCCAAATCATGTACCAGTAGCCGCCGTTAGGTGTAGGAAACGGCAAATCGCTTGTTACATATAACCCATCGGTGTTGGTATCTCCCGCCTCGTATTCGCTCACGCTTAATGGTGCCTGTTCGATTAGTCTAACATGGACCCCTGCTAAGGGGTTGCCGTCGGTGTCTTTGCAGTAGATGGCGAATTGTGTCATGGGGATTCAAGGCCTTTTCTGAGTGATGCGGTACCGCTAAAACTGCCACTCAAGGAGTTAGTCGATTCTTCGCCGGCTCTGGTTATGCTCCTTACATGTTGTGGTGTGGAAAGGTTGGTTGCGTTGAATGTCTTTACGCTGCTGGTTGCTGAATCCATGCTTTTAGCAAAGGAGAACATTGCGACGGTTGCAGCGGCGATAACGGCAATGCCTACCCCCGTTAATGCGAGAAAGGTTGCGTAGCTAATGTTTAGCGCATTTTGGGCGGCGGTTGAAATCCATGCGGCTGCGCTATATACGGCGTGAGCAGCTGAGGAAATCCCTAATCGGATTGCATGCAGGGTTTGGGAGATGATTCCTGTTTGGGTGGCTGTGTTTTGTGCTACTTGGGCTGTCATGGCACCAGTGGTTGATATGGCTAGTGTGCTTTGTACTCCAGCGCCGGCTGATGCAGCGATGTTATGGGCGGTTTGGGTTGCAGTTGTGGTTGCGATTATGGCTTTGACTGAGGTAAAAACCCTAATCAGCGAGAAGACCTGCATGACGGTACGGCCTACTTGGGAATCAAGCGCCCCAAAAGAAAACCCTAAGCTAACGACGTCTGAGGCTATGGATCGGAAGACTGATGATGCTCTGTTCTCGGCGTTAACTGCTATGCTGATCTGGCGCATACTCAAGAGAGACCAGCCTCCATTTTTGCCGCATCAATAGCTGATAGAATCATTTGCTCTAGCTGGGGCAGGTACTGCTCAAGTGCCGGTATCAGGTAAGGTTGTGCCTTCATGTTTTTAGTGCCTGCTTCAACAAAGTAGGCATAGGTAGCCTCTGCGCCTACGCTTACGACCCAGTCTTTGACAACCGCATAGATTGAGCTCTGCAGGTAGCCTGTTTTTACTGGCACCAGCTGCTGAGCTAGCGCCTTAACTTCCCCCGCCCATAGGATAAGATATCGATTTACTTCTTGCTGCAGTGTAGGGTCAAGTCTAAGCATTGCATCTTGAAGCTCGATTAATCCTCTGACGTCACAGGATACTTCTACCGTTTTTTTGTCTCCCTCTCAACTTTGCGTTTTTCCTCTTCAATTTGGGCGTCAATTTCGTTTATGATCACTATGAAGGACTGGACTGTTTTGGCGGGTTGGCGTCGGAGTTGGGTAATGGTCCAGCCGAATTCTTTGCATAGCCTAAACTCGCTAAGAGCTGGGTTCGGTCTTCCTCGCTTAATTGCGCTAATAAAAAACGCAAATCCTCATGAGACAATCCATTAAGCCGATTAACAACTTTCGAGAAAAGCTCGCCCAGCTCGATTGGAATGCCGTCTTCTTCGCCCAGAAGCTTCTGAAGTGTTATGGGTTTGGTTTCTGGTTGACCATGCAAGGAGGCAATGATGGTTTCTGCTTGGATGGCGATAAAGTCGCTGCTCACTACCTCGCCGGATAGGTTGTTGTACTTGGTGTTCTTTTGGATAATGCGGTTGCGTTTTGCCCAAGTTATCTCTTTGAAGAGATACCTACCGGCAAATTCTGCGCCGAACTCGTCTTTTAGTTGTAAAGCTTCGCTGTTCATTTCTATACCTCGCTGTCGCTGAATGTTTCAGCGGTGAATGCTAACTTCATGGAGACTATGTCCTCTGGCCTTCGTACGGAGCTTACGTTTGACCACTGACAATTCTTGAAGAGGAAATATTTTCCAGCGCTCAAGTCGAATTTGAGGCTAAAGGCGCCATCGGCGGCTGCGTAGTACTGGTCTTTGTTTTCAAAAGTGCATGTCAGCTCTCCTGATAGGTCGCGTTGTCGTGGTACGATGTATTTGGGCTTTGTTGGATTGCTAGCTCGAATCACGCCCACTCGTTTGAGGTTATTTGCGATCGTAAATTTCCAGTCAGTGGTCACTTCAAAGGGAGTTAGATTTGAGCCGTCTGCGTTGCCTTTTAGGACGGCGACGTCTGCCCACGAAATAGCCCCACTTTGCAGGTCATAGGTTGCTCCTTCTGGTTTAGCCGCCGATCCTGTCACGTCTTGGGACATTAAATCGCAGTCCGCACGCAGTACATCTTCGATGGAGCATGAGATTGTGGCTTTGTCAATTCGGCTCCCGAAATAAAGCAAATCCACTAACTCGCCCGGTTGCTCATCCAGCACACTAACAGTTAATGAGAAGCAATCCACAACATGATGCACAAAATTCATAATATCATCCGATGGAAGCGGATAGGACACTTTTAGGTCGGCTTTCAGTAAGCCCCGCTTTAGGGCTATGAGGTCTCTTGTGCCACATCCTCTAATTTTAACTAACGAGGGGTCAATGCTTGGCTCAATGTCATCAGCGGTTAGAGTTTTAAACGCCGGGTTGACTGGCAGGGGTGCGCCTAAGTAATCATCCACCAAGTAGTTGATTGTTGACTGTGCTCCACAATAGATTGTCACTTCGTTTTTCTCCTATTATGATACCCATAGTTTTCTTGGGAAGTAACTGCACTTGACATGAACCGTAACTCTTGCAAAAGTCGAGTCATCAGTTTTGTTAGACGTCTGAGTCACTGCTACATCAATTAGGCCAGGGATTACTCTGCGATGACCAATACCGGTGCCAGGATCCCAAAGCGGACCAAGCCTACTATAGAGATACACAATACGCTCAACCTCAACACGCATTCGCTCCCGGGCAAAACACGCTTTATCAAAAGTTGTTCCGAGAACTTTGACCAAGATTTCAACCGCTATGGTTTCGGTTCGTATCCAGCGATTACCTCCTTCGCTTATGCTGTAGCAGCTGATTGCATATTTTTGGGGCATGTTTTTGAAGTCATGCTTGGAAGGCTGAATATCCCAATCAGCAACGGTTGAGGATCGACCGTCTAGCCAAGCAATCTCAGTTCTTGTGGGTCCACCAATCCATTCTGCCTTTAGTGTCTCTAATATGACTGTGCTGTTTGGCTCAACGGTAACCTGAGAGTTCAAGAATCGATGGATGATGCGAAGGCTCTCACGGGGCTTGCCAGTGGTGTGCTCAAAGAACCACCAGTAGGCCTCAAACTGCAGTAGTTCTGCGCCGCTGTACCATACTGACGGCATGTTGACGGCTTCTTGGGCGTGGCATACCATGAAGCTGATTGGCATGTTATTGGGTTCCCAGACGTTTGCTTCTGGATGCGCTGATAAGCCGCGATGGCGGGTTTCCCAATACCAGCTCTCAACTGTGGCGCCCCAATGCTCCGGGTAAGGCGAAGTGGTTCTTAGTTTGTCAACCAGATACTTGAATGCCGCAGCGGGTTCCATGTCCCCTGAATTAGTTTTGAACCCAATAGTAACAAAGTCCTCGTATCCAGCGATTACTTGAAGCACTTTATCGAAGGCTGATATTTTCCATTCGCAGAAATAGACCTTGATGCCATGATCTTTGCAGAACTGCAAAAGCTCAATGACATACTCGTCTGGGAAGGGTTGATGCAGCCATTCCTCATAGTAGCTTACGAGTTCAGCTATGCGAATCCAGCGCACCTCAACCCCTGCCGCAATCAACTCCGTAAGTTCTTCGGGTGTGACGTGGTGTTCCCAGCCGCCAGCGCAATCAATCATTACCTGTATGCCTTGAAAGTTGGAGATTATCCAGCTAGCTTCGTCTCCCCAAACTGCATGTGCGTTATATTCGGGAAGCAACAAAACCTCCGGAACTTTACCCTCGTTAACGGCAAGAATTTGATCATAAACCGCACGAACGCTTGGCATGTGCACCATAAACTCGGGTGAAGTCTTTTCGCTAACATGATAAACAAGCGTTTTAAGCACGGCTATGCGTTCCCCACATAAGGCGACGCCTCGGCATCAATGTAGGCTTGCAAGAAAGCCACAGCGTCATTCCAGAAACCCTGTGCACTTTGAGGATCGCGGATTCGACGATAAGCCCAAGCCGCAAAATTGCTACTAGCAAACTTGATGAGCAGAGGAACAATGGTTGGCACGGTCAAAGTCTTTGTTTTCAAGAACCCATCAATCAAGCCCCCACCCGTTGCTATACAACCAGCTATTTCTGAATCTTCGCTGGTCTCCGCTGCATCAATATGCAGAACATACTTCACATCAGCCAACGCACAGTATTCAACCAACTGAGAGACCCTAAAAAGGAAAGTTTAGGAAAACTCCCAAAAAGCATTCTTGTGGAAAAACATTTACTGAAAAATCACTTGAGAAAAACACTGCTTGAAATCTATTAGCTTTTTTTAACCCATGCCGAATCGCCGCGAATCTATTTCAGCGTTTGCAGGAAAGCGAAGGCAGAGCAAAAAGGAGCGATTAAAAAACGAGAACCCTTCAAAAAGCAATCTCCATCACCCTGTTAGCGGTGATGTTAATTTCAACCTTTGCCGCACTGGGCATAAATCCAGCTTCGGCACAAACAGCGCAAACACAGCCATCCGGCGTCTACTATGTTGACGGCAGACCATACGTCTCAATGGATGTACTTAGAAATGCGCCAAGCGTAACTCAAAACGACAACAATAAAACACGCCTCGTACCACAGCAAGCGCACCTCGCAAACGGCTCAACAACAATCCATAGGCAAATCCCAGATAAAACCAAAGACGGCAAAGACACAATGACTGCATTAAGCACATGGGGATTAACAATCAACATTGACACAGATGATTACATGGGCGAAGACACATGGGGCAGAGACAGCACAGCATACGTTTCAACAACAATGGACGCATCAGGCGGACACGCATTACAGCACTGGGAAGCACGCCTACTCAGACAAGTAACCTGCTACAACGTTGATGGCACAATTGCACAAAGCGAAGTTAGATGGATTGCAACTCAAAGCATCGGCAACGACGTATACTGGGAAGGACCATCAGACTGGACACCAACATTCTCACAATCAATGACACTCGGCGAACTCTGCGCAACAGGCACATGGTACCTTCAAGGAGGTAGCAACCCAAGTTACGCAGGCACATGGGAAAACTGGAATCGCGTAGTAGTCTACAGAATCGAAATCAAATCAATCATGGCAGGCACAGGAACAGAGCAATTAATCGGATGCACAGACTTCCACATGTGGGAGGAAGAAAACCCATACTTCGGCAGCTGGGCAGTCGGACACGGCGAAATGCAAAGATTCGCGAACGCACTTACAATCAGCGGCGGATGCTACGGTAACGGCAGAATAGATTATGGCAGCAACGTAGTCGGCGGACAGGACTGGACATGGGGATACATGACTGGCTACAGTGCATACGACACATCATACCTACAAGTAACAATCCCTGAAGTTCCTTACAGCGACAACAGATGGACACCTAACCCATGGGCATACGCAGGTGACCTATACGTATTCAGTTACGTTTGGGCTAACTATCCAAGCAACCTTTGGCTAATGCAAGGCATGGTATCAGGCGGCACAGTCAGCATGAACGGTTACACACCATCAATCAGCACAGGCTCATGCTTCTGGAGCGGACAAGTCTCATGGACTAACCAGCAATGGACACGATTCACAGCCACATGGTACACACAATTCGACACATTAACATTCTTCCAGCAGACACCTGCAGGCAGATACGGCTCAAACTTTAGCATTGACAGCATCGTAGAAGTCCCAATATTCCAAGAATCTCGCGCATTCGCTTGAAAACAATCCCTTATTCACTTTTTTCTTTTTCATGCTAATAGTCGAAAACCAAACTTAATTTTTAAAAACCTCAACGCCCATAATATAACCAAGCAAAAGAGGGCTTAAACATGCAACAACAGCAAGAAGAAGAAAAAGAATTACCTCTTCTAATTCAAAACAAACAGCGCATGCATCAGCCACTCCAACACCCAAATCAGCATGCTCCCTCACAACAACTTAAAACAACACATCAATATCGGCACCATAAACTCCAAATTGCGAGAACCAAACTGCAGCTATCACTGCTCACAGTCGCATTCTGTATTGCAGGGTATATTGGGGTACGTTACTGGATTTCTGTAGCAATACCGGTTGAGTCCATTTCCAGTTATGCTTCGGCTTTTGGAGGTAGTTTTCCACCGGATTTTGGTATGCAAGTTTTCGCCATAGTCTTCTTCGGTCTTCTAGGCATAACTGTACTTGAGAGAATCAATCCAGACATTGCCCGAAGAATTAACGATAAATACCAAAGAAACAAAAAATTAGAAGGACAGGCGCTTTAACGCCATATATGACTTAGAGCGTTTCCTTATTTCTCAAGGAAAGCTTTGGCGTCAGCAGCGATTCTTTGGCATTCATCCTCAGATACTGTGTCATCTTGCACGGCAGTGATAACATCACTTAGAAGTTTTTGCGTCTTATCTTTACCTGCTTTGTACTTCACGCCAAAAGAGGACGCCGCTACTGTGAGAATGGTTGTAATAATTAACCCCATGGTTGCATAATCCGTAGTCAATCACCTCCCTTTGTTGCAGTCGGTGACTTTGAATTATCATCCCAGAGCTCCCAACCTAAAATTTTGACGGCGTTCTTTCGAAACTCATCAGGCCTAATGAGGTTCTTGTCAGCAGCAGAGATTAAATCAGAAGCCGAAATCTCAGGGGTATCAACGGTGCCCCAATTGAGCCTGACCTGACCTTTTACTGGGTCGAAGCCATTTTGCTTTTCTATGACTGCAAATATCTCGCGCTCGACTCTGCGTTTGACCATGCGCTGGATTGGGTCGATTAGCATGTCTTGTAACTCAAGGGCTGCTTTGGCTGAAGCTTCAGTAAACCCGGGTGTACTAAAAAGTCGAGGCAGGGGTGTTTCGCAGCCAAGATAGAATTGGTTGACTATGTGATCGATGTAGTACTCAAAACGCGCCCGAGGATCGATCGACACGGGGTTGACGCTGACGTTTTTGGCGCCACTAAAGAGCCATTGGCCCTCTTCAGGTCGATTCTTGATAGCATTTTCATACTTTTTAAAGGACTCATCTTTCATGCCCTCGGCTTGGACAACAACATCAGGACCTGCATACTTGACAAAGATGCTCGGTAGGATTTTCTCAATTTTGGCTTTCATCCAAGCAAACGCAGGCCTCTTATCATTATTCACGGTCAAGGTATGCAGAAGCACCTGCAGCAGCCCTGTACCGTACCCTGAGTTGTAGTTTTGATTAACGTTCCAGTGAAGAACTGCTTGTGGTACCAAGTCTCCGTTACTATTACCCACTCGATAGGTAGTTCTAAGTTGGTAATTTTCAACCTTATAGGGGATTTTTAAGCCTTGAACACTTGATAACTTGATTTTATCAATAGAATCAATCGGCAT